AAGGTAAGGCATTCATTGTTAGAAAGAATGTTAGCGATGATTTGTGGGAGAACCATTTACAGGGAAAAGGTCCGGCTCTCGGCATTATCCCTATACGGGAAGATAATTCATGTAGGTGGGGCTGTATTGATATTGACAGTTACAATCTCGACCACAGCGGCCTCATTCAAAGCATACGAAATCTTAATTTCCCCTTAATAGTCTGTCGTTCTAAGTCAGGCGGGGCTCACGTATTTTTATTTACTACAGAATTTATTTCTGCATCTCTTATGCAGAGCACACTTAAAAAAATGTCTATTGCTTTAGGTTATGAAGGTTCAGAAATATTTCCTAAACAAACAGAAATATTAGTGGAACGTGGTGACACTGGTAATTTTTTAAATCTACCTTACCACAATCAAATGAAAGGATTAAGATATGCTATCAACGATAATGGCACCGGTTGTACACTTGAGGAATTTTATCAGCTCTATGATAAGTTTTCGCAAAGAAAAGATCAGGTGGAAAAAATTAAAATCCAAGAGAAAAAAATAGAAGAAGCTTTTCCTGCTGGACCTCCTTGCTTAAATAAGTTGGCAACAACTGGTTTTGGTGAGGGGTCTAGGAATAATGCTTTGTTTAATATTGCAGTTTATTACAAACAAGCAAACCCAGATACTTGGGAAGATGAAATTGTAAAAGCTAATATTAAATATATGGATCCTGCTTTAAGTAATAGTGAGGTTCAACAATTAATTAAATCTATAAATAAAAAAGGTTATGACAAGTATAGATGTAAAGACGCACCCATAAACGCAGTCTGTCAATCTGGTTTGTGTAGAACGAAAAGATTTGGTGTAGGATTTGGTGAAGAAGAAATGCCTATCTTGGGTAACTTAACGAAGTACACATCAAACCCACCACAATGGTTTTTAGATGTTGGTGAATCGCGGATCGAATTAAAAACAGAACAATTATATAGTTCACCTTTATTTGCTTTGGCATGTTTAGATCAAGCTAATTTAGTTGTACCTGTACCTAAAGCAAAAGATTGGAAAGAATTATTTTTAAAACCAATGATGCAAAATTTACAACAAATAGAACCATTACAATCTTTAGATCCTATCAATGAGATTACAGGACTCCTACAAGACTGGACAACTAATAGGCAATCCGCAAGAACATTGGATGACATATTTAATAAACTTCCTTTCACAGACAATGAATATACTTATTTTAGATTAGAAGACTTCTATGCTTTTTGTAAAAAGAATAATTGGGAAATGGATAAAATTAAAACAGGTAACTTATTAAAAAGATTAGATGATATTTTTATAGAAGAAACAAGACTAAGAATTAAATCACAACAACCAAGAGTAGTTAAAATTAAAAAAATGAAGAAAATAGAAGCTGCAGTTTCTAATACTGAATATCAAAGAGAAGATTTTTAATGAAAAAGTTTTTAGGAAAGATAATAGATTTTATAGAAAAGGTAATTTTAAAATTAATAGGATTTAAATGAGTAAAGTAAAAAACATAGGTATTAATTGGAATCTAAGATACCGATTAGAAAAAAGTAGAGCAGAACTATTAGAGATGAAAATAGATATATTAAGAAAAAGGTTAGCAAAATATGAAAACTATAATACTAGGCCCACCGGGCACCGGAAAAACAACAACGTTATTAAATTTAGTAGATAAATTTATACAACAAGGAGTAAGACCTAAACAAATAGGTTATTTTTCTTTTACAAAGAAAGCAGCAAAGGAAGCTGCAGAAAGAGCAGCTGTTAAATTTTCTTTAGATGTAGATACAGATTTAGAAAACTTTAAAACTTTACATGCTTTAGCTTTTAGAAGTTTAGGAATGAGTAAAGAAAAAATGATGAAGCAAGAAGACTATAAAGAATTTGGGCAGAAATGTGGCATACCTATTAAGACCGCTAAACATTCAGATGAAGATGGTACATTTAATTCAAACAATGAATATCTTACTATTATAAATACAGCTAGAGTAAAGAGAATAGATCTTTTAGAGTATTATGATTCTAGACAAAATATTTTAGATGTAGAAAGAAACACTTTGTTTTTGTTAGATCAAGAACTTAAAAAATTTAAGAAAGAAAAAGGACTCAAAGATTTTACTGATCTATTAGAAGATTATATAATTAAAAAAGATAAACCAAAGTTTGATGTATTATTTATAGATGAAGCACAAGACTTATCATTAATACAATGGGATATGGTTCGTTCATTATGGGTCAATGCTAAAAAGACTTACATAGCAGGGGATGATGATCAAGCTATATTTAAATGGGCAGGAGCTGATGTCGATCATTTTATTGCACTTAAAGAAGAAGTTGATGGAGTTAAAGTATTAGATCAATCATATAGAATACCTGGTGGGCCCATACATGAATTATCACAAAACATAATAGCTAAAGTTCAAAATAGATTTGATAAAGATTATAAACCTAGAGATGAAGTTGGATTACTAAAAAGATATTCAGATATTACACAAGTAGACATGTCAAAAGGTAATTGGTTAGTTTTATCTTCGGCACATTATTTTTTAGATGATGCAAAAGATTTATGTGAATTACAAGGATGGTATTATCAACACAGAAATATAAATTCTGTATCATTAAATTTATTATTAGCTTTAAATAATTGGGAACATTGGAGAAAAGGTAGTCAATTAAATACTTTGGAAATAAAAAATATTTATAGTTATTTAGGATCACATGTATTACCTGGGTTTCAAAAAGGTAAAACATTACATTCTGATTCAAAATATTTAATTAGAGATTGTAGAGCTGAACACGGTTTAGTAACTGATAGTGTTTGGTATGAAGCTTTTGAAGGACTAGATACTATTACAGAAAATTACATTCGTAATATGAGGGCGAATGGTGAGATGATAAATAAAAATCCTCGTATAATAATGTCAACAATACATGGAGCAAAAGGAGGAGAAGCCGAGAATGTTTTATTACTACAAGACTTAACTGGTGCAGCTATGGAAACAATGAGTAATGATCCTGATGAATTACATAGATTATTCTACACAGGAGTTACTAGAGCTAAAACTGCGTTACATATTGTAGACCCTAAAAAATTTGATAGAGCTTATATATTATGAAGAAATGGATACAAAAGTGGGAAGTATGGTCGTTATATTATAGACAAGAAATAGTTTGGTTTGTTGTAGGATTTATTGTGGGAGCTATAATTTTATGAAAAGTTTAAAAAAGCAGATAGGTGGAAATCACTACCAAAATTATGTCATTCAGCCCGCAGAGTTTATAAATAAAAATAAGTTGCTTTTTGCAGAAGGCAACGCTATAAAATATATAGTGAGAGCATCTAAAAAAGGTGGGAAAGAGGACCTTCTTAAAGCTAAACACTATATTGATATGATAATCGAAAGGGATTACGAATGAGAAATACACAAATGCCTTTGTTTACTCCAGAAACAGAGTGGGTAATGCCAGAAGAATTAAAAGATTTAAGAGAAGCTAAAGAAGTTGCTATAGATTTAGAGACAAATGACCCACATTTAAAACAATTGGGTTCAGGTAATGTTACTGGTAGAGGTCACGTTGCTGGCGTTGCGGTGGCCGTAGAGGGCTGGTCAGGCTATTTTCCGATACATCACGAGCAAGGTGGTAATATGGACAAAAAATTAGTGTTAGAATGGCTCCAAGATCTTCTAAACCAAGAATATACTACGTTTATCTTTCATAATGCGATGTATGATGTGTGCTGGTTAAGGTCAGCAGGGCTTACCATTAAAGGACCCATTGTGGACACTATGATAGCCGCATCTTTAATTGATGAAAACAGAATGAGTTATCAATTAAATGGATTAGCAAAACATTATGTTGGTATTGGTAAAGATGAAAAGGTTTTAGTTGAAGCTGCAAAAGAATATGGATTAGATCCTAAAGCAGATATGTGGAGATTACCACCTATGTTTGTAGGACAGTATGCAGAACGTGACGCAGAATCTACCTTAAAACTTTGGCAAAGATTAAATGTAGAATTACATAATCAAGAACTTATGGATGTGTTTAAATTAGAAACAGATTTATTTCCTTGTTTAGTTGATATGAGATTTAAAGGAGTAAAAGTTGATTTAGAAAAAGCACAAAATATTAAACTAAATTTAATCAAAAGAGAAGAGAAAATAATACATAGAATAAAAGAATTAACTGGTGTTGACGTAGAGATTATGGCAGCCAGATCTATAGCAAAAGCTTTTGATAAACTTAAATTACCTTATGATAGAACAGCAAAAAGTAATGAACCTAGTTTTACTAAAAACTTTTTACAAAATCATCCACATGAATTACCTAAAGCTATAGCTGAAGCAAGAGAACTTAACAA